ACATCAACCAGATTCACCCTGCTCTTGTCGCATCTGCTTTGCAGACCGGGCGTTGTCATTGGGAGATGCACAGGTGGGAACCTGCTAGAAAGTATTTTGAGTTAGCGCAGCGTCTCGACCCGACCAACGACGACACGGGCTGGACTCTGGGTTTGCTTTCTTTACAGATGGGCGACTTCAAGGCCGGGTGGGAAGGCTACGAGCGACGATGGGGTAGCAAGACATTCTCATCTCCACGTATCTCGACGATTCACCCACAGTGGGAGCGTGGTCTTGGCTTGAAGCGTCCGATTGTGTGGACGGAGCAGGGCATCGGTGATCAGATTCTCTACGCATCACTCATCGAGGCGTTGGCAAAGGAAGTCGATTCCGTTGTCGTTCTGATTGATATGCGGCTGGCTCCGCTACTACAACGTGGATGCAAAGCCGAGAACGTCACGTTTCTGCCGCACAATGCCAAGATCAAGATGGCGGATCATGACTCGCACATCCCCATCGCAAGCATGGGTAAATACTTTATTAACAATGTGCGCGACATCCTGCCGACCCGCAGCGAGAGTTATATCAAGGCTGATCCACACCGGGTTGGATTACTGAAGAAAGAGTACGGGCTTGAGAACAAGCGCATCATCGGTTTGTCATGGGCAAGCACCGCACCTGCCATCGGTGAACATAAGTCTGTTGGGTTGGAAGGATTTAAATCTTTATTCGACATTCCCGAGACCGTGTTCATCAATCTCCAGTACGGCAAGCCACAGGATGAGGCGAAGGACTTTCATCCGAACCTGATCACTACGCACATCGACACCTTCTTGGACTTGGAGAACGTCGCTGCGCTCATGGAGTTGTGTGACGTAATAGTTTCTCCGTCGAATGCCAACGTGCATCTGGCCGCTGCGATGGGTAAGCCTGTCCAACTGCTCGACGCTAACAAGTTGTGGTACTGGAACAACCGTAAGGGGTATCGCAGTTTGTGGTATCCCGAGGTGCGAATCTTCCAACGCGAGAACATGAACGCGCCGTGGGACTTGCAGGTTCGTCAAGTCAAGGAAGAGTTGGAACGGATGTACATGATGAGGACTCCGGTAGTTAATCACTTTGCTTTCTTCCATGTGGGCGATGACATTTCTCAGCCACAGAAGATGGTGAAGTCGCTGCTACGGCACAACCCTGACGCTTTCATCACGATGTATACGGACAAGACCACACCAGATGTGATGGGCATCACGCGCCGGGTTGAGAGCGAAGTTAATCGGGAAGAGTTGTGCTACCACCGAATCAAGGCGTATGCCGAGATCTACGTGAGTTCAATCCTTCCCACCATGTACTTGGATACGGACATGTTGGTGCAGGACAAGATCGTGGTGAAAGACTTGTTGGAACAACACAAGAACGTAACGTTCCTGCGAAGAGAGTTTCAGCGTGACGCGATCTTCAATGTGGAGCAGCGTGGGCTGCGGTTTGATGAGTACGAAGGCAAGACGATTGACGAGGTGTACCCGTACGTAGGCTGCACAGTTGTGGCAGAAGGCGTTCATGTGTGGAAGGATTTACTGGCGATTTACGACACGCTCGATCCGAAGTTCCGCAAGTGGTACGGCGATCAAGAGGCGTTGCGTATCTACGCTAAGAAGTATCCCGAGCGGGTGAGCGAGGTGAATGAGTCTGTGTATGGTTGTTTACCTGAACATAAGACCGACGATGCCAAAATCCTGCACTTCAAGGGCGAGGCACGAAAGAAGTTGTTTGAGGTGGCGTGATGAAAATCTTTATCGGTTGGGACAGTCGTGAAGACATTGCATATCAGGTATGCAGGGAGTCGTTGGCTAGGAACTCTTCTGTCTATCTCGACATCAAGCCGATCAAGCAGCAGGAGATGCGTGAGCGTGGTTTGTACTGGCGTGAGCATGACCCTCTATCTTCTACCGAGTTTTCGTTCACTCGTTTCCTGACACCGTATCTTGCAGGATACGAAGGGTGGGCATTGTTCATGGACTGTGATTTCCTCTGGCGAGGCGACGTTGCAGGGATCATGGACTACGCTGACCCGAGCGTTCCTGTCATGGTGGTGCAGCACAGGTACAAGCCGAAAGAGACGACCAAGATGGATGGTGCTGTACAGCACCAATACCCGAGAAAGAATTGGTCGAGCCTGATGCTGTTCAACTGCGGTCACGAAAGCGTGAAGCATGGGCTGACACTAGAGCAAGTCAACATCGGCACTGGGATGTACTTGCATCAACTCAAGTGGGCAGGGACGCACATCGGTGCGCTACCGATTGCATACAACTACTTGGAAGGGTGGCATACGAAGAACGATTGTCCGAACCCGGTGGCTGTTCATTTCACCCGAGGTGGCCCGTGGTTCAAGGATTGGGGCAACGTGGAATATGCCGACGAATGGTTAGCAGTAGCGAAGGAGATGTAATGTGAGTGAAGAAAACGTAATCGTGGATATTGGAGATGACTTTATCGGAGTGTTCGATAACGCATGCCCTGCCAAATTGTGTGACGAATTAAGAAGTTACTTTGATATTTATCATGCTGACGGATATACATACGACCGGGCTACTAGTAACAACGAAAAAGATAGATTGAAGATAGATGATGTCGCTTTAAGTATGACCGGAATGAATTTGGTGTACGAAATAAATATACGGGGCGTGGGTAAATTATTTAATAACTATTTTTGGGCTAATTGTTACGCGCCGTACGCTAGTAAATTCACTGCTTTGAATCACACAGACCCGCATAAAGTTATTAACTATAAATTACAACGTACCTTACCGATGCAGGGATACCATATCTGGCATTACGAGTCGATGGTAAGAGAAGCATCAGACAGAATACTGGCGTTCACTCTGTATTTAAATGACGTTGAAGAGGGCGGAGAGACCGAGTTCTTGTATCAAAAGCGTAGGGTAAAACCTAAAAAATCTAGGTGCGTAATATGGCCTAGCGGCTTGACTCATATACACAGAGGAAATCCTCCTTTATCTGGAGATAAGTACATATTGACTGGGTGGGTGCAGTTTTGATTGACTTTATTTTTAAACGGAAACAAATAAACGTAGAGTGCTTTGTGAATTCTCACAGGATTGCTACTACGTACCCTATACGTAAATCCATTCACTACATACCCGAATGGTGGAAGAAACTAGACGCTAAGTATTACGCTCCTCACAAGCTCACCAATAAACCGTATGAACACCCAACAGTGAAGAGTTGTTATGGCATAGTCGAACTATATAAAGCTGGTTTGATAATGCCCTTGTGGTCAGATACAGATATCTTTTTGGAAAAGACTGAAGAAGAGGCCTCGTACTCTTATCAAGCCGTATCGGAATCTGTGCGTATAGCCCAACACCATCCTGATGAATACGGAAACAACTTTAAAGATTTTCATCACATGAAGTTGGTTTCACCGTGGATTCTGCGAGAAAGAAGCGGAGTTCAGTTTATGTTTATACCTTGTACTTGGTCGCACCTCGCGGAAGCGCCTGAAATAAGAGTCGTGCCGGGAATTGTTAATTACAAGCATCAACACACAACAAACGTGAATTGGTTTGTGCCGCACACAAACGCATATTTCAGACTTGAAGCAGGGCTACCTCTTGTACAAATGATTCCCTTGACAGACAAAAAGATAAAAATTTCTACGCATGTTTTAGATAGTCTGGAATATGAAAAACTCAGGACTACTATGCACCATCATAAATTTAGGGTGGGGTTTCAGAAAGTGGTAAAAGAAAACCGGTGTCCTATGGGAGGATCGTCAAATGACTAGAGTAGAAGCGTCAGTAAAACCGCCGAAGGATGCGGAGTACGCCGAGTTGATCGTGGACAAGACCCACGTGAAACAGATACCGAGCGAGACGGTGTGGGCGAAGATCGGAGAAGATGGTGGGCTTGAGACTATTCGGTGGGACATCATTGAGATGTTTGCCAAGCAGTATGACATCGACAAGAACAACCGAACGCAGTCGCACATCATGTGCAAATTATTAGTATTGGTGCGAGATGACACAAGGAAAGAAAACAAAAGATAAGGCTTACACAAAACCGTCAAGATTTAATTTGGTGATTTCGTTTGAGCAATACAAAGTCTTGATGGAGCGCAAGCGGGAGGCCAGAGAAAATCATGACAGGGTGCGGTACAAAGACCTAGAGAAAGAATGGGGTATTAAACAGCACCACATGGCATCAGCGGTACATCGAGGGATAAAAGAGTATGACCACAGAATCGAAGCTGAAAGCGGTAGTAGACGATATATCCCCACCCGGATCGTGGAAAGACGAGTTGAACGCCGCCCCTTGGGGATATGGCCAGAGTCAGCAGTCGCTAGTCGAACGATCCTTACAGAACATACGGAGAGCGGGGTTGTCCGACGAGGCTACAGTCCTTTCGTTAGAGCTTCTTACTTTGAGGAATGAATTGGAGTATTTACGTGGAACTAGAAGATGACATACTAGATTTGATTCAGGCACTCCCTGCCAACATCAACGACACATCAACTACAACAGAGATGAAGTTCTTAACAGTTGGTAGCGTACTGTGGGCGTGTCGGGATGAGATTATTTATTTACGTCGAGAGGTAGCGAGGCTAAAGAATGACGGTCGTCGTAAAAGAAAGAAGGTGTACGGAGTGCAAGCGTAAATTCGCCAACCCGGAATCGTTCCGGTCGCACAAGTACAAGTTTGGTCAGTGCCGCTCAGTCGAGGCGATGGCGGTAATAGGTTTCGTAGAGACAGCAAAAGGGTGGAAGCATGAGTTTCGTAACACTTGATTTTGGGACGTACTATTCACATCAGTTCAGTCTCAGTCGGATGACCACGGAAGAATATATCCGTAGTCCGTTGTTTGAAGTCGTCGGCGTAGCAATGAAGATCGACGACGATGAGACGCAATGGTTCAGCGGAACCAAAGACGAGATCAAGGCGTGGCTGAATCAAGTTGATTGGAGTACGTCAGCCCTGCTGTGCCACAACACGCAGTTCGATGGCGGCATCCTGTCATTTATTTTCGACATTGTTCCTGCCTACTACTTCGACACCCTGTGCATGGCTCGGGCTAAGCATGGCGTTGATGTAAGCGGATCTCTGGCGAATCTGGTTAAGAGGTATAACTTAGGTGAGAAAGGTACGGAAGTCGTCGATGCCCTTGGGAAGCGTCGGCAAGACTTTGCTCCTGCTGATCTGCATCGTTATGGGGATTATTGCATTAACGATGTCAATCTTACTTACAAGTTGTTCAACCTTTTTATCGAGGATTACTTCCCGCAAGAAGAACTCGATCTGATCGACATGACTTTGCGGATGTACACCATCCCGACCCTGACGGTGGATGACGCGCTGTTGGTCGAGCGACTTGAAGAGATAAAGCAAGAGAAGAACGAACTCTTGGCGGGATTGAAAGGGGTACTAGACGTTGGGAGTGAGGAAGAGGTTCGGGCGAAGTTAGCCAGTAATCCTCAATTCGCTGCCATCCTGAAGGAACTCGGCATCCCTGTGCCGATGAAGATTAGTCCAACAACCGGTAAGGAAACGTTTGCACTTGCTAAAAACGACGAAGGGTTTATTGAGTTATTAGAACACGAAGACCCGCTCATCCAACAACTCTGCTCTGTCCGGTTGGGTACGAAGTCCACCATCGAGGAGTCACGCATCGAGCGGTTTATCGGGATCGGTGCGCGTAACGGTGGCAAGGTTCCAATCCCGTTGAAGTATTACGGGGCGCACACCGGACGGTGGGCGGGGTCGGACTCGGTTAATTTCCAGAACCTGCCAAGCCGTGATAAGAAAAAGAAAACGCTGAAGAAGTCCATCATGGCCCCCGCAGGCAATGTAATTATCAACTGTGACTCTTCTCAGATTGAGGCGCGTGTGTTGGCGTGGCTTGCCGGTCAGGATGATGTCACCGCGCAGTTCGCCAAGGGCGACGATGTGTATTCGATCTTCGCAACCAAGATCTATAAGAAGCCTATCAGCAAGGCTGATCCGGTCGAGCGGTTCGTCGGCAAGACCTGCATCCTCGGACTCGGCTACGGCACAGGGGCTAAGAAGTTACAACACACGCTGAAGACTCAGCCACCGGGGGCTGACTTACCTGAAGACGAGTGCAAGCGCATCGTGAATCTGTACCGTGACTCTAACCACATGATCACGGACTTATGGCGTGACTGCGATAGTGCGCTACATCACTTATCGTCATGGCCTGATAATTTAAAGTCTTACCCCATAGGCAAGAACAGATGTGTATGGGCTACCGCGTCCGGGATACTTCTCCCGAATAAAATGTTTATACGATACCCCGATCTCAGACTCAGCGATAAGAAGTACATCTACAAGTCTCGCCGTGGTGTCACGAGTATATGGGGCGGGGCGATGGTTGAGAACATCGTGCAAGCCTTGGCTCGGATTATTGTTGGTGAGCAGATGCTCAAGATCAGAGAGCGATATCGACCTGTCCTGACGGTGCATGACGCCGCCGTGATCGTCGTGCCAAAAAGCGAATTAGACCAAGCAGTTGCGTTTATAACTGAAGTCATGTCTACTCCCCCTAGTTGGGCTAGTGGGTTGCCTGTTGCTTGCGAGGCCAAGTACGGGGAGTCCTATGGGGATTGTTAGTGATTCAGTGGTCGTTCAGCAGTCTTAAAGACTACATAAATTGTCCGAAGCAGTACTACCACACCAAGGTAGCCAAGGACTTTGTTAAGAAAACCACGGAGCAGATGCTCTATGGTACGGCTGTCCACAAGGCTTGCGAGGATTACGTCCGTGACGGGACACCACTTGCCAAGAATTATGAACGTTTTAAGCCACAGTTAGACGCGCTAATCGCGATAGCCGGCTCGCGATATTGTGAGCATGAGATGGCAATATCAAAAACTCACGAGCCGTGCGCGTTCGATTCGGAGGATAGGTGGGTACGGGGTATCGTTGACTTGTTGATTGTGGACGGTGCCGATGCTTACATCGTGGACTACAAGACCGGCAGCAACCGCTACCCTGACCCGAAGCAGTTAAAGTTGATGGCCTTGATGACCTTTGCTCACTTTCCTGAAGTTGAGCGGATCAAGGCGGGCTTGTTGTTCGTGATGCACAATACTTTCGTAACTGAAGAGTATGCGAGATCTGACATAAACAAACTCTGGGAGAGCTTCCTTCCAGTGCTAAGTGCAATTCAGATCTCTTACGACAACAATATGTGGATGGCGAAACCGGGGGGTTTGTGCGGATGGTGTCCAGTTAGTGCATGTAAGTTTTATAAGGAGCGATAGTATGAATAGAGATATTTTCGGTACAGATCCGTTTTATTTAGTTAGACAAGACGATCCCGATACGAGTCATGAAGCAGCGAGAGATGTAGATACAACCAAGTTAGAAAGAATGGTCTACGAAGCCATAAGGGGTTTCGGTGCAGACGGTTGTATTAGCGATAACGTAAGAGCGATTTACCCGACATACCCATACAGTTCAATCACGGCTAGATACAGAGCGTTGCTTGACAGGGGTATGATCATAGACACCGGCATCCGTAAGCCGGGTAAATCAGGACGCAACCAACGTGTCTTGGTAGCAACGTGTTGGATTCCAGAGGAGCAATTAAATGCCATACGTAAACAAGGCACGGCCATACAAGAAGGAATACAAGCAGCAGGTTGAGCGTGGCGAACACGAGAACCGCATGGAGCGCCAGCGTGCGAGGCGATCCTATGACAAGAAAGGTATTAGCCGAAAGGGTAAGGATATCGCCCACGTTAAGGCGCTATCCAAAGGTGGCAGTAACTCAACAGGAACTAAGTTGGAGCCACCTTCAAAAAACCGTTCTTTCCGTAGAACTTCTAGCGGTGCTATGAAATAATGCACGAGGCGTGAGTGTGCTGTAGGGGAGTTTCCCACCCACTTCTCCCCCCAATAACCGCGCCAGTTGACGATAGGGACTCGCTACCTCGATGATTCCCCCTAGGCGTCAGCCGTCTAGCCCACGATACGGGCCTTTAGTAACAAAGGTACAGTATGCAAATAGTAGATAACGCAGCGGTGCAAATAACCGCATCCAATAACTTCGCTACCGAAATCACATCTCGGCTAGAACGTAGCGAAATCCTCAAAGACAACAAGCATAGTAAGGAAGTCCTGATCTGTTGGGATCACGGCGAGATGAAAACTCTCGCTGAGTACCTAGATCGTTACCTCCCAAATCCCAACGTACCCAAGATCCCCTCGCCCATGCAGAGGGACTACGACTGGCCGGGATTGTACAAACCGTTTGATCACCAACGTGACACAGCAGAGTTCTTGTCCCTGCGCCAACGAGCCTTCTGCTTTAACGAAGCCGGGACAGGCAAGACATCGGCGGTAGTCTGGGCTGCTGACTATCTGATGAAACAGGGCATCATCAAGAAAGTACTAGTCATCTGCCCGTTGTCAATTATGTATTCAGCATGGCAAGCCGACATCTTCAAGACGGCGATGCACAGAACGTGCGGGGTCGCACACGGCTCGGCCTCAAAGCGTAAGAAGATACTAGAAGAGAACTTTGACTTTACGATCATTAACTATGACGGCACAGCAGTCATACTAGAAGACTTGCAGCAAGCCAAGTTCGATCTCATTGTTATTGACGAAGCCAATGCCTATAAGAGTCCAAGCACAAAGCGGTGGAAGAATCTTGCCAAGTTAATTCAAGCAGACACGTGGCTATGGATGCTGACGGGAACCCCTGCCGCACAGTCTCCGGTCGATGCGTATGGTTTGGCTAAGTTAATCAGCCCCGGTCGTGTCCCCAAGTTCTCAACTGCATGGCGTGACCGTGTTATGGCACAGGTCAGTAAGTTCAAATGGGTTCCAAAGAACGTAGCCACAGACGAGGTGTACCGTGCCCTACAACCGGCGATTAGATACACCAAGAAGGAATGTCTGGATCTCCCAGAAATTATTTACCAAACCCGAGACGTACAGCTAAGCCCGCAGGCGTCCAAGTATTACTATGCGTTAAAAAAGCAATTACTGATAGAAGCAGCCGGAGAGCAAGTCTCCGCCGTCAATGCGGCAGCGGCTCTTAACAAACTTCTACAGATATCCTCGGGGGCTGTGTACACGGACAAGCATGACGTTGTGCAGTTCGACATCGCACCTCGTTTAAATGCGCTCAAAGAAGTGCTTGAAGAAACTACCAACAAGGTTGTAGTATTTGTTCCGTTCCTTCATGCTATCGACATCGTTGGGGAGTTCCTGACGAAAGAAGGCATAACGAACGAGGTAATAAACGGGAGTGTTTCGGCACAGAATCGGCACGACATTATCAACCGATTCCAAACTGCGACAGATCCCAGAGTCCTGATTATTCAGCCTCAATCGGCATCACACGGCGTAACGCTAACTGCTGCTGACACGGTTGTTTTCTGGGCACCGGTGATGTCAGTAGAGACGTATCTACAGTGCATTGCTCGTATTGAGAGAGTAGGCCAAGTCAACAAAATGTCAGTGGTGCATCTGCGTGGATCGGAAGTTGAGAAGAAGATCTACACCATGCTCCAAGGCAAAGTTGACGATCATCAAAAGTTAGTAGACCTGTACAAGCAGGAGTTAGAGGAAGTAGAAAATGGGTAACACAGATGAATTAGTTGAAGCGTATTTGTTAATACGCTCGGAGCGCGATAAGTTGCTCCGCGAGTACGAGTTAGCAGATGCCAAGTTGAAAGAAGACATGGCTAAGTTGGAAGCAGTCATGCTTGAGATGTGTAATGCAGTCAATGCTGACAGTATCAAAACGAAGCACGGCACAGTCATGCGGAAGTTGAACGAACGTTTCTTCTGCCAAGACTGGGAGAATTTCTACAAGTTCGTTTTAGATGCTGAGGCAGTTCAGTTGCTTGAGAGACGCATCCATCAGAGCAACTTTAAGCAATTCCTTTCGGAGACCGCTATGGACGGTTTACCGCCGGGAGTAAATGTGATGCGTGAGTACGGTGTTTCAGTGCGTAAAGCCAGTAAGTGAGGAATTTATGAGTAACGACATTATTACAAGTTTGAAGAACCAACTCGCCCAGATTCAGGGTGGTGTTGATGACGATACCCGTGCAGTTGCCGGTGGTGGCGGTGCCGCTAAGCGCATCTCTATCAAGGGCGGCGTGTTCCGCAAGATGGCGGGGGGTAAGGAGATCGGCTCCATCGAAGATCGTCACATGAATGTGATCTTTGTGAAGATGGCTCACGCACCGAGCCGCACTTACTACACGGGTGCATACAAGGAAGGTGAGAAGATCGCTCCGGTTTGTTGGTCGTCAGACTCTAAGGTTCCTGACCCGGAAGTGAAGAATCCGCAAGCCTCCGCTTGTGACAAGTGTCAGTACTCTGTGAAGGGTTCTGGTCAAGGCGGCAGCGGTGCTGCTTGTCGTTTGTCGTGGCGTACGGCTGTTGTCCTGCCGCAAGATCCGAACGGGGATGTCATGCAGTTGGTTCTCCCGGCTACGTCTTGCTTTGGCAAGGAAGAGAGCGGTAAGTATCCGTTCCGTCCGTACATCCAGATGCTTGCTAACAACAACATCTCGGCAGGTCGCGTAGTGACTAAGATGCAGTTTGACACCAAGTCGCCTGTACCGAAGTTGCTGTTCTCGCCTATTGGCGTTGTACCTGAAGGGGACGCTGAGGCTGTGCAGCGTCAGAAGGAAACGAAGGCAGCGGAGAACGCTGTTAAGTTGACCGTGTATCAGCAGGATGAAGGCGAGGAGACCGTGGTTGTCGCTACGGCTACGAGTGCTACATTCAATCCTGTAGATGAAACGGCTGTTGCTGAACCCGTCGTTCGTGAGACCAAGAAGGTTGAACCGGCTGCGCCGTCTGGAGACGCAGCGGATGTCATCAAGAAATGGTCTAAGAAGGGTTGATCAATGCCTCGCACGTACGGCGACAAGTTGCTACTTCAACTGCAACAGGCAGACGCTACTCTGTTAGGAGTACAACTTGGTCGCCTATGTGTTGAAGCGAACCTTCCGGTTGTATACGTAGCCGAAGCGTTGAATGTCTCCCGTAATACGGTGCATTTGTGGTTTAGGGGTCAGATGATGTACGAAGACAAGCGCAAGTTAGTCGAGGCTTTCATGCACCTTGTCAGGCAGGATATCGAGGCCGGTACACTCCCTGCACACAACCTTAAACAAGCGAAGGCATATATAGAGGAGATGCTTGGCCGAACTATTTGAGGTGCTACTCGTGGTTGGCGGGGTGGCTGTCGCCCCGCCTTTTTTATCTAAGTGGGTTGGTGTTCATGCGAAAACAATTTTACGAGAAAGTACTGCCCCCGCATGGCATCTACTGCGTTACCGAGATTGCTGTAGACAAGAAGGTAGTTAATCGGTTTGCAGAGAGCCTTGACGAGGTTGAGAACTTAGTCGAACAGATCAATTCAGAAGGCAAGAATGCGTTCATTGCTCTGAGTAATTTCAGCGGCCATAGTCGTATGGGCGACTACGCTTTGTCTTGCCGTTCTTTCTTTGTTGATCTAGATGTCAAACCAGATAAGCCCGGTCATTACAGTAGTAAGGCCGAGGCAATCGAAGACCTAGATCATTTCCTAAAAGTGACAGAACTTCCCCCGCCTGTCGTTATTGACTCAGGTAACGGCATTCACGCGTACTGGCCGTTTGAAGAAGCCGTGCCGATTGCAGAGTGGAAGGCGTATGCAGAGAAGTTCAAGCAACTCTGCTTGGATCATATGAAGATTGATCCTGTGGTGACGGCTGACATCACCCGGATTATGCGTTGCCCTGAGACGTTGAACTTCAAGACTGATCCCCCGAACCCGACTTCGTTCCTGACAGACGAGATCAACCAGTACGACTTCGCCGCCTTTAAATATTACTTAGGTGAAGTGGAGATATCGACCGGATCAATTCTTGATCTTGTGCCGAAGGGACTGGACGACGATACCCGGCAGATAGCCAAGTTCGACAACTTTGAAGTTACCTTTCAAGACATCGCTGAGATGAGTCTGGACGGTAGCGGTTGCAACCAGATCAGGAATGCCCTGATCAACTCCAAGACCCTGCCTGAACCTGTGTGGCACTCGGCGTTGTCTATCGCACGGCACTGCACGGATTGGGAGACTGCCATCCACTTGATGTCCGAGGATTACCCCGGATATAGCCCTGAAGCCACACTTAGGAAAGCGAATGAAACGTTTGGTAAACCGCATAGTTGCGAGATTTTCGCGCAACGAAACCCCGGTGGATGTGACGGATGTCCTCATAAGGGACGAATCACCAACCCACTTGCCATTGGAAGGAAGTTTGTTGCAGCCCCGGCAGAGGAAGTCACCGAGGAGGTCGCAGTTCGGGTCGAAGCGAATCCCCAAGAAGTTCCGCCATTTCCTAAAGCGATCCTACCCTATGTACGAGGACGAGCCGGGGGAGTTTACTACCTACCTCCCTCCGAAGAAGACGACGATGGAGTAAAGATCCAGCCACAGCCGGTGCTGATATCGACTAATGAATTCTTCCCTATAAAGCGAATGTACGGTGAGTCGGACGGTGAACTGTTCCTCGTTCGGATC